AGCACCCACAAGCCCTGCAGTACGCACGCGAGGCTGTGCGACGATGCCCGGACGACCCGCGGCTGGTCAAGAACGTGGAGCAGATCGAGGCCCATGAGCAGCACGCTGCGTGAGATTGCCGACGCTCTTGCCGACGGCCTAGACGCCGAGACGTTCACGTCGGTGGCGACGCAGCCGGCCGTCGAGCGGGTCAACTGGCCGGACTACACCATCGAGGAGATGGTCGACCCGGTGATCGCGGTCATGCCGGGCACGTTGACGATCGAGCGAGTCGACCGCACGCACCACCAGTACGACTACCAGGCGACCGTCTTCGTCGGCCGGCACACGCCGTCGGACGAGATGGCCGACGACATGCTGGACCTGGCCGAGGAGATCGCGGACGCGATCCGGGCACACAGCTGGGACCAGGCGGTCGTCTGGCCAAGCGGCGTGACCACGCCTGTCGAGGTCGCGATCGAGGTCAACCCGGACGACGCACTGCACGACCGCAACGTCTGGCGGGCTGTGATCACGGCCACCTACAGGACTTTCCGCTGATGGCCGGCAGACGTGGCGGAAACCGCCGGCCAGTGTCGGCCGCGACCGCGAGCCAGCGTGCGATCACCGCGCGGGTCAAGGGGCAGTTTTTCGACCGGTCCAAGGTGCGCCGGCTGCTCGAGCGAGCCAACTACGAGGCTCTCAAAAAGGCCGGCATGGACATCCGCCAGGCGTCGAAAAAAGGCATCGGTCAAAACGCACCCAAGCGGACCAAGGCCGGGCAGCGTGAGGTCAAGGCCGGGGCAGTCGTCGAGTTCATGAACGGCCTGTACCGAGACCTCACGATGCTTGGCAGCGGCAAGCCGCGGCCAGCCGGCAAGCCGCCAAAGTCGTGGGCGCCAAAGCGCTGGCTCTACAACGACATCATGTACTACTGGGACGGGACTACACGCAGCGTCGTCATCGGCACACTTAAGTCCGACTGGCTTGGCCGGCTGCACGAGTTTGGCGGGTCCCTGACGCTGACGGCGTGGCGGATCGGCGTTGGCGCCGCCAGGCGTGCGAAGGATGCGCGTGATGCCGGCAAGCCGATCCCGAGACGTGCCAGCGGCGACTACGACTATGGCGCGATCCTGTGGACTCACAAAGGATTTCGTGGTGCCAGCAACTGGGACAAGACCACGATCACGCGGTCAGTGAGCTATCCCAAGCGGCCGTTCATGCAGGGCGCTGCCGGCGTGCAGAAGGTCGTGGCCCGCATTTTTACGCGGTTCCGCGACACCATCCGCGCGGCCTAACCGTCCACACCCCCTGCGGCAGCCGCGTCGCCTGCCCGTACCCTGCCAGTGACACCAGCAGGAGCCGCACATGGCCGTCACCCTCGGCAAGGACGTCACGATCTCGGGCCTGTCGAATGCCCGATCGATCACCGTGAACAACACCGCAAACGAGGTCGACGTCACCAAGTTCGGTGACACGTTTCGGACCTTCGTCAAGGCCATGGTCGAACAGACCATCGAGGTAGAGTGCGTCGACGACCCGGGCAAGGACGTCGGCCAGACGTTCACGCTCACCGGCACGACGACTGGCAACGCCGTCGAATTCGTCGTGACGAACGTGGCCCAGTCGCAGCCGATCGACGGCATCATCACGTACACCGTCAGCGCCCAGCGATACAAGACCCAGACCTGACCGGAGACCACCATGGCGATCACCCTCGGCTTCAAGGCGGCGAGCGCCCCACCGTTCGGCACCGACGTCATCTCGGCCACGTACACCGAGGAGGCCGAGGTCGTCGACGTGTCCAACCGTAGCAACGTCGGCACCGGCACGGTCGGCTATCGCGCCTTCGATACCGGATTCAAATCGCAGACGTGGGAGATCGAGTGCCACGACGCCACGGGCGTCATAACGCAGCTCGTCAGCAACACCGCGACGAGCAACTTCGTGGTGATGGGTGTCACCGAGAACGTGTCCATCGACGGCGCCGTGACGTACACGATCACCGCGCGTCGGGGGGGCATCTGACTCGTGGCGATCACGCTCGGCAAGGACGCGACGCTGACCGTCGGCGACGTCATCGCGAGCGTGCGAAACGTCACGTGGACAGCGACAGCCCGCACGATCGAGATCGAGGAGTATGGGTCGCGCGAGCAGGCCGTGTATTCCACCGGCTGGGCTGCGACCGTGTCGTTTGAGATCAACGACGACGGTGACATGGATCTCGATCTGCTACTCGACGGCACGCTCGTGGCCGTATCTGGCGGGGAAGCCGGCTGGTCCTTCGACGCTGTCGTTACCGGCATCAGCGAGACCAACCCGCTCGACGGGGCGACGAGCTGGACCGTCGAGTGTGCGTTGACCAGGTCTGGGCTCAGGAGCTGACCATGCGTGAGTTCAAGGACGACGAAGGCCGCCCGTGGCGCGTCGTGATGACGTGCGGTGCGGCCGCTCGAGTCAAGGATCTAGTGCGTATCGACGTCCAAGAGGACGAAGAGCAGCCGGACGGCTCTGTCTGCAAGGTCGACCGGTCCATTCCGTTCGACTTGATCGACGTGTCGACGATCGGACGAGCCTTAGAGGTCATCCGCTCACGGTACACGACGATCGGCGAGGTGCTCTACGCGATCCTCTGCCGACAGGTCGACGAGCGCAAGCTGACCAAGGAAGAGTTTCTGGAGTCGCTGCGTGGTGACTCGCTTGAGGCGGCGCAGCGTGCGCTCGAGGAGGAGCTGGTCGATTTTTTCCCCCTCCGCCTTCGCCGCATGATCAAGCAGCTCGTCGAGCGAATGGACGAGCTGCAGGCCGAGCTGGCCAATCGGGCGGAGGCGCAACTGCAACAGACGACGGTCGAGTCCCTGCTCGCACAATCTGGGACGCCATCTACGAGGCCGCAGGAATCCTCGGAGTCAACCCAGATGAATGGACCATCCGTGGACTCTTCGCCGCTCGCGACGCTCGTCTAGAGCAGGAGTGGTGGCGGGTCGCGTGGCTCATGAGTCAGCAGGCCAACCTGCACCGCAGCAAGGGACAGCCGCAAGCCAAGCCGATCGAGTTCAACCCGTTCGCGAAAAAGGCAGCGCCTCGCCAGGCGACGCCCGACGAGATCCGCAAGCTGCTCGGGCCGAATTGGCATGAGGTGAACACATGAGTGCCAACGCAGTCCGCCAGGGCAAGGTCTACGTCGAGATCGGCGCGGACCCGAAGAAGCTGTTTGCGGCCCTCGGCACGATCAACAAGCGGATGGGGCAGCTCGGCTCGTCGATGATGTCGATCGGCAGCCGACTCATGGCTGCCGGCAGTGCGATCACGGCGCCGATCGCCGGCGCGGCGGCTGCATTCTCCGAGGTCGGGGATGCGGTGCAGAAGATGGCCGCGCGCACCGGCCTGTCGACCGAGGCCGTGTCCGCGTTTGGGTTTGCGGCCGGGCAGTCGGGCACCGACATCGGCACGCTAGAAAAGGGCATCCGCACGATGCAGCGGACGCTCGACACGGCATCACAGGGTGGCAAGGCCGCCGCCAAAGCGTTTGAACGGCTTGGCGTGGACGTCAACGCGCTCAAGCAGCTGTCGCCCGAGGATCAGTTTCTGGCGTTGTCCGACGCGCTCGCGCAGGTGCAGGACCCGGGCGAGCGGGCGGCCTTGGCGATGGCCGTCTTCGGCCGTGCCGGCACCGCGCTCCTGCCCATGCTCGAGGACGGTGCCGGCGGCATCCGGGCGCTCATGCAGCAGGCCGAGCAGCTCGGCATCGTGATGGATCAGGAGACGGCCGACTCCGCGGCACGACTCAACGACTCGATCGGCGAGCTGATGACGGCGCTCAAGGCCGTGACCGTCACTGTGGGCGCCGCCGTCGCGCCGGCTATGGCCGGACTGTCATCGTCAATCGCGATCCTCGTCGGCCAGGTGTCGAGGTACATCAGCGAAAACAAGGTCTTCGTGCAGCAGGCTTTGGCTGTCGGGGCGGCGATGGTGGCGGTCGGCGGCACGCTCACGGCCGCAGGGTTCGCGGTCAAGACGCTGTCGACCGGCGTGGCGGCGCTTGTGTCGCCGCTGGTATCGACGGTCAAGGTTGCCTACCAGCTCGCGGCGTCGTTTGTGTCCGCGGCCGCCGGTGCCGTGCTGTACGGCGTGAAAACGAGCGTGGCCGCGGCTACCAGCCTAGCCGCCTGGGTGGCCGCCAACGCCCCGCTGGCGATCGCCGTAGGCCTACTGGGTGCCGTGGCGGGTGCTGCCATCTACGCAGCTGGCGGCTTTCACCAGATCGCATCGGCCATCGGCGGAGCATTCGTCGATGCCGGCAACAACGCCATGGGCGTGCTACGCGACCTGGGCGCGACCGCCACCGCCACGTTCGACGGCGTGTACCAAGAGCTGGCCGCCGGCAATCTGGCGGGCGCCATGGACATCCTGTGGCTCGGGCTGCAGGCCGGCTGGGCGCGTGGTGTCGAGGCCCTCATGGGGCAGGTCGACTCGTGGGTGGCGACGTTCCAGAACACGTGGACGTATCTGGGCACGTCCGTGGCCACGACGTGGGAAGGCATGTGGTCGTACGTCACACAGGGTGCCAACACGTTCGGGGCGATCCTGCAGGGTGCTTTCGACAACATCATTAACGGCATTCTCGCCGCCTGGGACACCATGGAGGCCGCCGTCCGCAAGTCGTGGAACTATGTGCAGTCTTTCATCACCCGCGGCTACGACCTTGCCAAAGAAAACGCCAAGGTCAACGACGAGATGTCAGCGCGGTCGAGGGCACGCGCACAGGCTCGCCCTGGTATCGCCGGACGCATGCAGACGGCAGCACAAGAGAACGCACAGACTGCCGCAGAGTCGCAACGCAATATCGACGCCATGAACGCCAACGCCGACGCGACCGCCCAAGGCCGGCTGGCCACCAACGCGCAGCGAGCCGCCGACCGTCGCAGTGCCACGCTAGGTGCCGAGGCCGCGCTGGCGGAGGCGTTGGCAGCGTCGGCTGAGCGTGCAGCCGAGCGAGCCGCCGGCGGCAACGAGCAACGCATCCGCGAAGGTGCCGGCGCCGCTGCCGCCGGCATGGAGCGCGGCGAGGTGGTCGGCACGTTCTCGGCGGCCGCGGCCAGCGGCCTCGGGTTTGCAAAGTCGCTCGCACAGCAGCAGGTCGACCTGCTCGAGCGGATCGCGGACAACACGGATGAAGACCCGGCACTGGTGGGGACCTGACGCATGCCGACATACACATGGGTCGAGGACTCCGCGAGCCGGTCGGCGACGATCTACCGTCTGGGCCAGCGCAGCCAGAACACGTACAAGAAGTCGTGGAAGATCTTCGGCACGACCGACGACCGTGCCGTGCATGACGACGTCAACGTGACGTTGTGGACCAGTTACCTCTACTGGGAATATCCCGGGCAGCCGCTCAACAAGCTCCAGGCGGAGAGCTACACGCTCGACTACCTCGGTGACGAGGCGTGGCAGCTGACGGTGAGCTACGTCAGCCGCGGGGCCGACGACGACCAGAAGCCGGACCCGCTCCGTCGCTCGAGGTCGTTCGATACGTCAGGCGGAACGACGCACATCACGCAGCAGCCGCAGCTCGACGCCGGCACGTCGATCCGCACGTACGGCACGGAGCGACGATATCCCGTCAGCGGCGTTGATGCGGCACCCGACCAGCAGGGCGCGATCGGCGTTGACGGAGAGAACGTCAACGGCGTCGACATCATCGTGCCTGCGCTCCAGTGGACGGAGACGTACGACGTTCCGGCCCAGTACGTCACGACGCAGTACATCAAGAACGTGTCGGCGCTGACGGGCACTGTCAACAACGCGGCCTTCCGTGGGTTCGCGGCCGGCGAGGTGCTGTTCCAAGGTGCCACCGGTTCGCAGGACTGGGACGCGGAGAAGGGCAACAGCCCGTGGTCGCTGTCTTACAAGTTCCTGGCCAGTGCCAACGCCGATGGAAATACGATCCCGCTGGTCACCGTCGGCACGATTGGCGGCATCTTAAAAAAAGGCCACGAATACCTGTGGGTGCGGTACGAGGACCAGGTCGATTCCAACAACCTCGTCAAACGTCCGCGGCACGTGTACGTCAACCAGGTCTACGCCGAGACTGACTTCGGGCTGCTTGGATTGGGGAGTGCGTGATGGCCCGCAAGGACGGACGCGTCGAGCCTGGGCAGCCGCTGTCGTCGGCTATCTCCGCCAGGGCCTGGAACCGCGCGCAGGACGCGGCCGACGTGGTGCTGGGGCAGCGACCTGGCGTGACTGCCGACGCCGCCTCGTATCGAGGTGCACCGTACATCGCACTGCCGTGCAAAAACGTCAGCGGCCAAACGGTGCCGCGTTGGGGCGTGTTGGCAATCACCGGACTAGAGATCGCACCAACTGGCGTTACTGGGCCGGCCACGTCGCAGTACGAGCGATCTCCGGTGCTCAGAGGCAGCACGCCAACCACGTCCACTAACGACTCCTTTGGCGTCGCCGTGGAACCGATTGCCAACAACTCGATCGGCATGCTGGCTGTGGACGGTCTTGTGCAGGTCAAGCTCGAGGTGCGCAACGCGGCAGACGCGACGGCCGGCCCGAAAGCATCGACGGCCGAGCTGCAGAGCGGCGGGAGCGGTGCGGCCATCATTTACAAGGAGTCCGGGACTGGTGCGAACAAATGGGCACTAGTGCGAATTGGTGCCGGCCGCGGCACCGTGCGACTGGGAACCGTCGCCGCAACGTGGAACAAAGGCACCACTGCCACGGTGACGCAGCAGGCCGGGGACGGCACGGCGCTGTCACCTGCCACAACATTCACGGCAACCAACTACTTTGCCACCGTCACCGTATCCAGCGGCACGCGGCGGGTGGCGTGTGCATTGATTGACAGCACGTGGGTATTAATTGCGGCGGAGTGTGCGTGATGCTCGGAAGCTCTTGCCATCCATGCTGCGACCCACCCAAGTGCGCTACAAACTGGTCACAGGTCACGCGTATCGCAGTAGAAATCTCGTCGGCCACACCCGACTACGTCCTTAATCGCAACATATCAAACGTCAAAACTACCTACTTCAAATACAATCAACACTACGCTGGCACGCATGTCCTGAGCAAGACATCAACAACTGCTACCACGTCAACGTGGAACATCGACCTATCTACCTCTAGTCACTCGTGTCCGCTATCTGGCCTTGAGTTTGTATTGAATAACACAATCACAAGTACTGTCCACGGGCAGCTAGCTATCTATGACGTAGCGACCAGAATTGAAAGTGCTACGTTTTTCCAAAACACTGCCGTAGGGTGCGCAGCCGGATGGACAACGACACGCGGTCGCGCAACGCTTTTGCAAACGCGATGTATCAATAATCAGTATTCGGCGCTCAATTCGCAAGGCGAGACATTTGCGGGTCATGTAAATCTTGGGGCTTTCAATCTCAGGTGCCCCGATGAAAAAGGATGTGTGCCCGACACAACATTGCAACTCAACGCACCTTCGCTGCTTTTTATATCGCGCATCGAGTTTGAGAATCCGTCGTTGGTTTTTCAGTACTCGCCATGAACTGCGACTTCGTTTGTGAGCGTGACCATAGAACATACCTATGCACATGTCGCATGTGCGGGCGCAATGTCAGCGCCCGCGTGTTGCCGGTCAATGCTCGTTGCCTGATCGATGTGCAACCAACACGCGAGCCTCGCGCCGCACAAGAAGTAGCGCCACTTGCCATCGGCCCCGGCGGTGCCCTCAAATCTCTGCTTAGGTCGATTCTTGGCATTACGGCCACAGCCGAATGCTCATGCAACGCCCGTGCCGCACAGATGGACGCCAGAGGCTGCGAGTGGTGCGAGGCGAACATTGACACCATCGTCGGCTGGCTCCGCGAAGAAGCGGAAAAACGCGGCCTGCCGTTTCTCGACGTGGTCGGCCGCCTGCTTGT